CCCAGCGCCGCTCCGATCGGCCCGCCCACGGCCCCGCCGACCACCGTCAGCACCAGCGTCGCCATCCGCCCTCTCCCCCTCCCAGCGCCACGCACTCACCAGCGGGAACGGCAGCGCTCCCGGCCGCTCGACCACCCGCCGCAGCATCGCGTCGGCGTGGATGATTCCCCTCTCGCTTCGGATCGCCAGGTGCAGCTGCTCGGGTCCTGCGCGGAGCAGCAGCACATCGCCCGGTGCAGAACCCACGACCGGCGCCAGGCCCGCCGCCCGAAGCGCGGCTTCCCCGACCCTCGGATCGCCGGAACGCAGGGAATAATCAGCCGGGATCTCGCTCCCGTGCTCGTCGGCGGCCAGTGCCACCGCCACCAGTCCGACACAGTCGAGCCCAAGCGCCGGATCGCGACCATGCAACCGGAACCGGCTGCCCAGCGCCGCCCGTGCGCCCGCAACCACGCGCGCGTTGCCGGTCATGCGCCGGGGTATCGCGTCAGCAGGTCGATCCCCGGCAGATAAGGCTCGCCCCGGAAGTTCACCGCGTTGTCAAAGCGCCCGGCGCAGGTCTCCAGCCGCTTGTCACAGCCCTCGACCATCTCCACCAGGTCGCCGCGCCGGACCGGAAGCGTTGGCATCCGCTCCAGCGTCACCGTCGCCCCCTCGGAGACAGCGATCGCCGCCTCCAGCCCGGCATTGGCCCCGCCGAACCAGCGCAGCCGACCCGCGCCATAGGCCTCGGCGACCGGCTCTGCCCGATCGAGCGTGACCAGCCGCTCCTCCACCGCCACCACCCGCGCGAACCGTCGCCGCCCGGCCATCGCCACCCGGCACCGTCCGTCGCCCAGCCGCGCGCGGCAGGTCGGCGATGTCTCCTCCACCACCGGCCGCTCCAGCGTCGCCGCGACGCCGCGCAGCTCGGCTGTGAACCCGCCATCTCCCGTCTCCACCGCTCCCAGCCTTCCCTCGCCCAGGACCAGCGGTGCCACAGGCTCGGTCCAGTCGACCGCGAACACGGTGACGCGCGCGCCATCCCAGCGCCCGGCCAGCAGGTCCGCCTCGCAGATCGCATCGGCCGTCAGCGGCCCGCTCGCATCCATGCTGTCGGCGTCCAGCGCGTCACTCCGCCGGATCGCAGAGGGAGTCATTCCCGGCGGCGCGCGATAGCGCAGCCCCTCCACCACCAGCTCCCGATCATGCGCAGTCAGCCCGATTGTCACACCGTCGCGCCGCTCCAGCCGCCAGCACAAGGTCATCGTCGTGACCGGACCCTGCAGCCATTCGGGGGCGCTCATGCCTCCCGCACCTCGACCAGCGGAACCGAAGGCGCCGCGCCGGCAAGAAAGGTCGCGCGGTTCACCGCCAGCCGATCCTCGGCAAAGCGCACGGGCACGTCGAACCGATACCCCGCTGTCACCATCGCGCCCGGTGGGGGCGCCACATCGAGCGCCACCACGCCGCCCAGCTCGAGCGTGAAGCCCTGCGTCTCCACGCCATCGACGGCCACGCGAACGCTGCCGGCGACCGGACGGGTGATCCGCCGCATCACCGCGCCATAGTGCTTCACCAGCGGGAAGTTCGTCGCGATCGCATCGCCAATTCCGAGCAGTTGGTCGCCGGCCCCAACCTCCTCCGCGGACGCATTGTCGAACGGGTCGGTCAGGCGGAACGCCCGCGCAGGTCCCATCCGCGCACGGAAGAAGGCGAGCAGCGCGGCGATGTCCGCTTCCGACCGCACGCCCGGCCCCACGTCATAGTGGGTGCGCGGCTCCGCCCAGTCGGCATTGCGCTTCTCCGCTCCGCCCGCGCTGGTAACAATCGCGGTGGAAAGCTCCGGCGCTACCTCCGCCTCCCGCCCTAGCGCCAGCGGAAAGCGCACGTCGTCGAACGCCTGCATCCCATCCTTCCCCTCGTCGAAATGCACGAAGCCATCGCGGATCACCTGCGGCAGCGCCCAGATGAAGGTCGCCGCCACACCCCGCGCGCGTGCCGTCTCCGCCGCCTGGTCGATCGCCTGCCATTGATGGGAATCCTCCGGCCGCAGCACGAAGCCGGCGAAATACTGCTGCCGCTCGGGCGGGTAGCCCAACCGCGCCTCGGCCGCGGCAACCCCGCGCGCGGTCGCGGCAACATTGCCGACCGCCGCCCAATCATAGTCCTCCAACTGGAGCACATCGAACGCCGGGTACGCCCAGCCGATCGGCAGATTGGCGCGCTTCAACTCGGGAGTCGCTGCATCCAGCACCGTCGGCAGATAGGCGAGCAGCAGCGTCTCCGCCGTCGGCGCCACCTGCCGCACCGCTGCCGTCAGCGCCGCCGTCGATGCCGCCAGCACGGCGCCTGCCCGGTCGAGCGCGGCGGCCTGATCCGCATTCAGCGGCCCGCGCACACTCGCGATCGCTACCGGGTGAAGCGCAGCGCGCGCCGCATCGTCGTACAGGCACGGCCGCCCGTCCGGCATCACCCACCACCACGGCTCGCCCACCTGGAACCGCACCGGCAGGCCAGCTTCGATGGCCAGCGCTACAAACGCCTGCGCCACCTGCTGCAGGTACGCCATCGCGCCACCATGCGCCGGCGAAAGCAGCGCGGACGGCGGCTCCCATCCCGTGAGCGCAGGCACCCCATCCGCGGCGCGCTGCTTCCACGCATCCCAGCAATGCTCGTCGAACAGTTCGTAGGACAGCGACCAGATCACGCCATAGCCGAGCGCCTTCGCCTCGGCGGCGAAATGCCGGTGCCAGGCGACACACGGCGTGTTGAGCACGCTCCCGGCCGAACTCGCGTACAGCCCACCGGCATCCGCCTCGAGCTGGAAATAATGGCTCATGCCGACATAGTGGACGATGCTGCCGCGATACCCCAGGTGCAGCGCGTTGCGCAGCAGCCGGGCGGGCGTCAGATGGTAGCTGTCGTCATAGCCGCTCGCGATCGACAGCCCATGCTCCGGCAGGATCGGCGCGCCGATCGCCAGCACCGAGTCGCGGCCTTCGCAGACCATCTCCGAGAGTTCGACCCACCCCTCCGCCGGCTCCGGCAGCAGCGCGTCTCCGCCGTCAAAGCCGGGAGCCACCAGCGACACGAACATGCGATCGACATCCCCCGCCCAAAGCGGGTCGGCATCCTCCGGCAGCTCGAACCCGCCGATTGCCGTGGCGAAGTCGATCTCGACCAGCGCGTCCTCGGGCGTGCCCGCCGCATGGTTCCACAGCCGCACATACCAGGATCGCGCCGAGCCCGCGGCATCGCGCCCTTCGACGGTCAGCACCGGCCCATGCACCGCATCGAGCGGCTTGATTCCCCCCGAACGCCACCGGAACCGCAGCCGGCACCCGCGATAGTCGCGCCCCGTCGCATAGCCGAGCAGCGGGTGGTCGTGCCGATCCTCCGATTCCCAGATCAGCCCCGCCAAGTCATCCGCGCGGTAGAACACGGCGTCCACCTGCAGCGCATCCGGGGCAGTGGACACCACCGAAGCCATCATCGGCCGCGGAAAATTCACCGTCCAGAACCGCGGATCGAAGCGGGTGAACACATCCTCCGCCTGCACGGTCCGCCCGCGCGCCAGCCAATATCCCATGCGCTTTCTCCCGTGCTCAATCGATGTCCATCAGCGCAGCCTTCACCGCGCGCGCGACCTGCCGGCTCGACTGGGCCAGCGCCCGCGGTGCCTCGCCCGCGGCGGTGTTGACGGAGATGGACACCCGCACGTCGCGCCCGCCGCCGGTCTGAGGCACCGCCACGCTGCCGCTGCTGGTCGGCACGAACAGCTCCGGCCCGCGCTCCCCCACCCAACAGGGACGTTGCGGACTGACAGGTCCTCCGGTCGCCCGCCCCGGAGCACCCGACACCAGCCCGAGCAACGATCCCAGCAACCCGCCCCCGCCCGCCGCTCCGCCCAGCAGCGTGTCGAGCCCGCTGCGCATCGCGCCTGCGGCGATCTCGCCCAGCACCTGGTTGGCGATCCGCCCCAGGTCCTCGAAGCCCATCGAGCCGCTCCGCACCGCCCGCACGAGTGTCGTCTCCAGCGCCCGGCCAGCCCGGTCGACGCCGCTCGCGAACGGCCCTTCCAGGCTGTTCTGCATCGCTGCCACGTCCCGCGCGAAGCCGGCGGTGTCGGCCCGCACCGACACCACCAGCCGTTCGATTTCCTCATCCATCGGGGAATGCCTCCATCAGCCGAGCAAGCGTGCCCGCGTCGGGCGGCGCCGTGCCTCCATCGCCACCTGCCGCGTTTGCCAGCGCCGCAAGCTCGGCCGGGGTCGCTCGCCAAAAGGTCTCGGGGCTCCAACCGAACCACAGCCCGGCAACCCCCGCCAGCCGCACCGCCACGTCCGCGAAGCGCTCGCTCACCGTCCGCCCAGGATCTGTGCCAGCAGCTGCCGCAGCGCCGGGGTGGCCGCCGCCAGCCCGCCCGCCACTGCCGCCGGCGGCTCCCCGCCCGCGCTGCCGCTTGCGAACAGGTGCGCGATCAGCAGCACGATGCCTTGCGAAAGCGGCGGCGGCACGCTGTCCCAACCCTCTGCAAGGCCGGCACGGAAGCCCAAGCGCAGCCGCCCCGCACTGCCAGGCAGCATCACCTTCACCCAGCCGACACCATCGGCGGTGAGGTCGATCGAATAGCTCTCGGCCGGCACGGGAAAGGCGGCGCCGTCCGCCGGCAGCCCCTCGACGCGGTTGATCGCGGTCACCGGCTGCACCGGCAGTGGCGACCAGTTCGCCCCCGCCGGCACCACCGCCTGCCAGTCGCGGGCGATCAGCGCATGGCCCGTGAACGCCTCGCACACGGCAAAGGCGGTCACTGCAGCCTGCTCCAGGACCGTCGCTTCCTGGATTACCCCGATGCGCAGATGGGCGGCGGCGGCCGCGCAGGCGGCAGCGATCGCCGCCTCCGGAATGGGTGGCGTCTCCATGGGGCAGCTCCGTGGTGGTTGGGCAGGAAGACAGGCCCGGCGCGGGGTTTCCCCGCGCCGGCACAGGGCGCCGCTCAGGCCGCCTCGAACTTCATCAGCTTGATCGCCTCCGAATTGCTGACTTGTCCGCCCACGCGCTTGGTCGCGTAGAAGTGCACGAACGGCTTGTTCGAATAGGGATCGCGCAGGATTTGCGTCTCCTGCCGCTCGGCGATCAGGTACCCCAGGCGGAAATTGCCGAACGCGATCGAAGCGCTGTTGGCGGTGATGTCGGGCATGTCCTCCGCCTCCACCACGGGATAGCCGAGCAGCGTGTCCGGCTGCCCCGACACCAGCCCCGGCTGCCACAGGAACGCGCCGTCCGACGTCTTGAGCTTGCGGACCCGGGTGGAAGTCGCCGCGTTCATCACGAACACCGCCCCCTGCCGGTACGGCGCCCGCAGGCTCTGCACCAGGTCGATCAGCCGGTCCTGCGGCTCGGTTCCGAAATCACCCGCCGCGCCGCTCGGAAGATATTGCAACGTGCCGAACCCGCGCGTGGCATCGCCTGCGGTCGAGACCGGCTGGCGCAGGAACCCCTTGGGCTGGTTGATGCCGGTGCCGTTGACGAACGCCTGCCCCTCGGCCGCCGCGAACTCCGCCGCAATCTCGCCCGCCAGCCATTCCTCCACGTCGAACGCGGCATCGTCGAGCATCGCCTGGCTCGCCGCCGGATTGGCATAGAGGTCGCCCATCGGCGGCGACACCTCATGGAAGCTCGGCGTCCCCGACTCCGGCCGCGCCGCCGTCTCCGATGCCCAGCCCGACGGCGTGCCGCCGCTCGTCACCAGCTTGCGATAGCCGGCACTTCCGACCTTCACGACATTTGCGATCGCCCGGATCGGGCTTGCCGACTTCAGCAGCGTGTCGATCTGCCGGTCGATCTCGGTGGGCACCGCATAGCCGCCGCCTTCACCGGTCGTGCCGGTGAACGCCTTCATCTCCAGCGTAGCACCACTGCGCACGAACCCTTCGAACGCCGCACCGCCCGGCCGGGCTGCCGCGCCCGCCAGCATCGGCCGCACCCCCGGCGTTCCCGCACCCTCCACGCCTGCGAAGCTCGCTTCCAGCGCATCTGCCTTGGTCTCGATCATCACCGTCTCCCACAAAAGAAAAGGGCGCCCCACCGGGACGCCCTCACCACTCCACCAAAGCCTGGCGCGCTCAGCCGGGCGCCACCGCATGCACCCACGCCAGCGGCTGCATGGGCACCGGCACCAGGCTGACCTCGACCAGGTCCAGCCGCGTCAGCTCGCGCCACCGTCCATGCCGCGCCGCCTGCACCCGATATCCGAACGACAGCCCGCCAAGCGCGCCCTCCTGCACCTGCCGCGCGAGCTCCGGCAGTTCCACCCGCCCGATCACGCGCAGCCCGCGACTGTCCTCGGCGAGCATCTCGATCTGCCCCACCGGCGCACCTCGGTGCTGCCACAGCAGC